CCATGTTACTAATTACTTGTACTAAAAATTATGGCTAATGCCACAACTAGTAGGTTAGGGCTTGTAAATAATACAGGCACAGACTTCAATGAACTTTTTTTAAAGGTATTTTCGGGTGAGGTTCTAACAGCTTTTGCTGAAAATAATATCTTTAACGAATCAATGCACACCGTTAGAACTATTGCTAACGGAAAATCAGCACAATTCCCTGTCTTGGGTACAGCTACAGCAGCGTATCATACGGTTGGCACTCCTTTGGTAGGAGCAAACCAAATCAAAGCTAATGAAAAAATCATAAGCATTGACGATCTACTAATTTCTCAAGCTTTTATCAGTTCGCTGGATGAAATGAAGAATCACTATGATGTTCGTCAAACTTATTCTTCTGAGCTTGGTAAGGCACTTGCGAGAACATATGACCAAAACGTAGCAAAGGTAATCGCTAATGCGTCCAGAGCTTCTACTAACCTTAGTGGAGGTAATGGTGGTGTTGTATTGACACTAGCTTCTGGTAATACTGCTTCTGCAAACGTAACTGGTGATGAACTAGCAGCAGCTATCTATGACATTGCACAGACATTTGACGAAAGAGACATTCCTCCAACAGATCGTTTTTGTGTATTACCACCTGCTGAGTATTACAAATTAGCTGAAACAGCTACAAGAACTATCGACACCGATTTCAACCCACAAGGTAACGGTTCATTTGCATCAGGTCGTGTACAAATGATTGCAGGTATTCCTGTAATGATGAGTAATAACGTACCTCAATCAAACGTAGGATCAAATCCAAGTGGAGCTAACAACACTTACTCAGGTGATGATAGTAAAACTCTAGGACTTGTATTCCATAAATCAGCAGTAGGTACAGTTAAATTACAAGATATGACAACTGAGATCTCTGGCTCTGACTACGGAATCATGTATCAAGGAACGCTACTCGTAGCAAAATACGCACTTGGGCATGGAATCCTAAGACCAGAAGCAGCAGCAACTATTAAATTATCTGCTTCCTAAATTACTAAAATGGGGTATCTTATTATTAGATACCCTTTTTTTTATGCCTAAAGGTGTTGGTTACGGTAGTTCTAAACCTACAACAAAGTTAAAGAAGAAAAAAACTACTAAAAAAAAGAAAACTACTAAAAAGATGTAATTATGGCTAGAAAAAAACTAGGATTATACGCTAACATTCACGCAAAGAGAAAGCGTATAAAAGCTGGCTCTGGTGAAAAAATGAGAAAAAAAGGTGCTAAAGGTGCTCCAACAGATGCAAACTTTAGACGAGCAGCAAAAACAGCTAAGAAAAGATGACAACAGCAGCTACAACTGAATTAGAAGCCATTAACATTATGTTGGCTGCGATAGGAGAAGCACCAGTTAACTCTTTAGTTGGTCTTTTGCCAGTAGATGTAAAGATGGCACAAAAATTATTAAATGAACAAAATAAAGCTGTACAAAGTGAAGGTTGGTCATTTAACAGAGAATATAATGTTGTTTTGACAAGAGATAATAATAATAAAATTAATTTAGCAGCTAATATTTTAAGAGTAGATGTAAATGTAAACGATCATCCAACTGTTGATGCAATACAAAGAGGATCAAAGTTATATGACAGAGCAAAACATCAAGATACGTTTGATGAAGATTTAAAATGCGAAGTTGTATTTTTTCTAGGGTTTGATGAAATACCAGAAGATGCAAGAAGGTATATAAATATAAAAGCAGCAAGAATATTTGTAGATAGATCAGTTACAGATGACAGTTTGCGTACATATACAAAAGAAGATGAAATAAGAGCTAGAAGTGTATTGCTTGATAGTGATACAAGTAATGCAGATCATAATATGTTGATAGGAGATCCAGCATTAACAGGTAGGTTTAGTACATTTACACCGTCAAAAGCATTAATTAGATAACTATGGGTGTTGTATCAAGAGCTATACCTACTTTATTAAGAGGTATATCGCAGTCTGCTGATGCTACGAAACAAGCAGATCACGCTGATATACAAGACAACGCAAATAGTAATCCAGTACAAGGTTTAACTAAAAGATCAGGTACACAATTTTTAGCAAATATAAGTAATTCAACAATAGGTAATGTACATATACAAACTATTAATAGAGATTTATCAGAAAGATATGTAGCAGTATTTAGTAATGGCAATGTAAAAGTTTATGAGTTAGATGGTACAGAGCTTACCGTAAACAAACCTGATGGTACAAACTATCTAAATACATCAAATCCTAGAGATCAAATAAAAACTGTTACTATTGCTGACTTTACGTTTGTAGTTAATACAAGTATTAATACAGCTATGGATAGTGCTTTATCTGCTGGCAATATTACTCAAGCTATTGTTTTTATAAATCAGGTATCAGATAAGACTACATATTCTATAACTGTAAATAGTACTACTGCGGAACATGATACATCTTCTGATGACCCATTAAGCACAACTACAGTAGCAACTAAAATAAAAGATAAATTATTAGGTCAAAACAGCGAAACACCTACTTCTGGATCGGCTTTAACAGGTTTTACCATTGCACAAAATGGTGCGGTATTACATATAAAGAAAAATGATGGAAGTAATTTTTCTATAGATGGTAACGATACACAAGGTAATACACATATAACAATAGTAAAAGATAGTATACAAAGATTTACTGATTTACCAACAGTTTCACCTAATGGATATGTAGTAGAAATAAAAGGTGATGAATCAACAAATTTTGATAATTATTACGTTAAGTTTGTAACTAATAATGGTGGTGCATTAGAAGAAGGTCAATGGGAAGAAACATTAGAATCAGGAATACAATTTAAATTTAATTATGACACTATGCCCCATGTCTTAATAAGACAGGCAGATGGTAATTTTAGATTTGCAAGAGTAGATGGTGATACATATACGATAAGTGGTACTGATTTTACATTGCCAAAATGGGGAGAAAGAACCGTAGGTGATGTAGAGTCAGCACCTAATCCCTCTTTTATAGGTACAAAAATAAATAATGTATTTTTCTTTAGAAATAGATTAGGATTTTTATCTGATGATAACGTAGTGTTATCAAGAGTTTCAGAGTTTTTTAACTTTTTTCCAGAAACAGTTTTAACTGTTATAGATTCAGACCCTATAGATGTTGCAGCATCACATACAAAAGTAGCGATATTAAAAAGTGCAGTAACTATGGGAGAACAATTAATTTTGTTTTCAGATCAAACGCAATTTATTATGGCTAGTTCTTCTGATACTTTGACACCTAAGACAGCAAACGTAATTGTTGCAACTGAATTTGAAAGTAGTGATACTGCACAGCCTGTAGGTAGTGGTAGTTCTATTTATTATTTAACAGATAAAGGTAATTTTGCTGGTGTAAGAGAATATATAACACAAGAAAATGTAGCTATAAAAGATGCTGCAAATATTACTATTCATGTACCAAGATTAATACCAAAAAATATATTCAAATTTGCTGTATCTACTAATGAAGATGTCTTGATACTACTAGGTTCTGACGAACCTAATAAATTATATGTAAATAGATGGTTGCAAGGAGAAAGAGGTAAGATATTAAATTCTTGGTCAACATACACATTTAATGCAGATAGAACTATAAGAAATATAGATTTTATAGGTAATGAATTATTTATGGTTATAGAAGAAGCAAACGGTACTTCTTTAGAAAAAATGCCTTTTGCAGCAGATTTCGTAGAAACTAATGCTACGTTTGAATTTCATCTAGATCATAAAGTAACAGAAGCAACTACAGGTGTATCTGTAAGTTATAACGCTGGTACTAACGTTACAACATTTACTGTGCCTTATAGATTACGAAAGAAAATGACAGTTGTGAGTAGGTACTTAGCTAGTGGTGAGACAAGTACATTTGTAGATACACAAGGTATTACAAAAGAATTAAAAGCAGGGCAAGTATTACTGACAAATAATTCTGTAGATGGATCTACAAATACTATTACTATTAATGGTGATTTTAGAAATAGTAAATTTATTATTGGCGAACCATACGAAATGCACTATAGATTTAGCAAGCAAAGATTAACAGAATCCGTAGGTGGACAAGCTTCTGGTGAAATTATTAGTGGTAGATTACAACTGCATCATTTTTATATAAAGTTTGAAGATACTGGTTTTTTTAAAGTACAAGTAACACCAGAAAATAGAGATACAAGTGAACATGAATTTACAGGTAAGTTTTTAGGTGCTGCTAGTACAGCTATAGGACAGATTAATTTAGAGTCTGGTACGTTTAGATTTCCTATAATGAGTCGTGCTGACAAAGTGGATATAGATGTTAAAAATGATACTTTCTTACCTACACAATTATCTAGTGCAGAATATGAAGCTATGTTTTATATGCGTAGTAGGAGAATTTAGTTGGGGTATTTACGCAAATCCAACAGTAAAGATCTTCGTCATGTCATGGCAAACATGAGAATTATGGACAAGATAGAAGCTTATTACCAATGCGGATGTGAACCAGAAGATGCTTTAGCACTAACATATATAAATAGTGAAATTACAATGACAGCAGCAGGTGACGAAGATCAACCTATGGGGTTATGTGGTGTAATGGCTAACGGTTGTATATGGTTTGTAGCAACAGAAGAATTGTTTGCATCAAAAAAATATAAGATACAACTTGTAAGAAAAGGTAAGGAGTGGGTTAATAGTCTTTTACAAACATATGATTACCTTTATAATTATGTATATGCAGAAAATGAAACTGCTATTAAATGGTTGCGTTCAATGGATTTTAACTTTATAAATTTGCATAAAAAGTATGGTTTACATAAAAAACCATTTTATGAATTTATGAGGATTGTGTAATGTGTTTAGGTGCTGGATTATTAGCAGGGGCGGGAGCAGGTGCAGGTGCAGCAACAGGTGCAGGTTTAGGATTTGGTGCAGCAGCTAGTGCTGGTAGTGCTTTAGGATTTGGTGCAAGTGCAGCAACTTTAGCAGCACCAGCAATATCATTTGCAGCACCAGCAGCATTAAGTTTTGGTGCAGCAGCAGCGTTACCATCACTAGGACTTTCTACTATTGCACCTTTAGCAATTAGTCCGTTCTCAGCACCTTTAACTGGTGCTACAGGTTTATTTGGATTAGGTTCTGCTACAAAACCATTTTTGTTAGGTCAGGCATTAAATCTTGGTACAAATATTTTTAGTACATTAAAACAAGGAAGTGCAATATTTCAACAGGTAAGAGGTATATACGATAGCTCTTTACGTCTTATTGCAAATGCAGAACAAGCAAAAATAGATCAACAAAATGCTATAAATGATTTATTAAAAGCAAAACAAAAATCTGATAAACAAAAAATAATGACTGCAAAAATTAGATCTGATCAAGCAAGAGGTGCACTAATTGCAACAGAAAGATCAGGTAATACAATGCAATTACTATTACAAGACGAAGAAAACAAAGCTGCAAATATTGTGGAATCTATAAAACAAACAATGGAAACAAGAATATCACAAGCTATAAGAGATAAAAATGCAGCAGATAATCGAAGAGATACAGTTACAAATCAAGCTATAGATCAAATAAATAAAGCTACAAATGCTGCTAATCAAGCACCAACACTATTCGGTGCTATAACAAAATCATTAGGTAGTGGTTTAACTAGCTACGCCACATTAACAGCATGACACAAACACCATATACAGGTACAGAATTTGCAGTAGAAGGTCGTATTCCGTCTTTCAATGAATTATTAGTAAGACCAACAACAGAAGTAGTACAACAAAAATCTTCATTAGATACTATTGCACAAACATTAAGTGATTTAAACCCTGCATTAAATGCAATGTTTAAAAACCAAATAAACCAACGTATAAAAGAAGAAAAACAGAAAGGTTTTAATTTAGCAGTAAGACAAAATAGAAGAGAAGGTGGTTTTAAAACAGTAGTAGATGAATTAAGAAGAAATCAAGATGATGGTGCTACTAATAGATTTATTGCAGGTAGTATTTTTGCCCAAGATGCTTTTAATGAAACAAGAGCTAGTTTATTAGCAGCTAGAGCACCTAGAGAAATAGAAGCTTTATACAATACAACAACAATAGAATCACCTGTTATAGATCAATCAGGTTTTCCTGTATTAGATGGTAATGGTGATCCTGTTACTGAAAATAGACCTTTGTATGAATTTCCTGTATCTTCAGAACAATATAGAAATTTTGCAGAACAAGTACAGGCAATAGGTGATGCTGAGTCTGCTTTTTTAGAACCAGAAGATAAATTAAAATATTTACAAGCTAAAGAATTAGCTTTTCAAAAATTAGAACAAAAACACGTTAAACGGAATAATGATTTTAAATTTCAAAATTTAACAGCACAAAATAATTCAGTATTACTAGAGTCTTATATACAATCTAAAGATTCAGATTTATCAACACCAAATATAGATTTATTTGAAAATGAAGAATTGCAAAAAGAAGCAGAGTTAAAAAGTTTAGAAATTATAAATGGTAAAATTACTAGAGATTTTCAATTAGGTTTAACGTCAGATAAAAGTAAAAAATACTATGAAAATCTTATACAAAATATAGAAAGTGTTTCGTATCAAATTTTTGAACGATTTGGTGAAGATGAAGCTAGAGATTTTTTACGTTGGGCTGAAAACATTAAATATGGTAATGGTAAAAATACATTATTACAGCATAAAGATTTTAAGACAAAAGTATTTAGGATTAAATCTGCTATAGGTAAAGAAGTAGATCGTATAAATGAAAATAAAGATAAAAGAGAAGAAGAAAAAGCAGAAAAAGAATTTCAAGCTGGTATTGATAAATTACTTGAAAAAACAGATACAGGTAGGATTTTATGGTTATCACCAGAAGGTCAACAATTACATCAACAAATGATTAGAAGTTTTCCTAGATATAAAGAAATGATAGATGATTATGTTGATTTATATAATGGTGATCGTAAAAAAGCAATATTGCAATTTAGGATTGACATGAATAGTGGTATATATGATGACCAACCAGAAAAAGCAAAAGATCGTTTAAATCAGTTAATTAATGATTTAGGAGGTTATTCAAGGGTTACAGATAGTGAAAGTAAGATGATTAATACTGCTGTTAGAGATTTAAATTCAATACCAGATAATCAACTTAACGGTGGTTATAAAAATCTTAGAAAGTCAATGAAAGACATGATATACAATACTTTAGAGCTAAATATAGATGCAGAAGGTTCTGTAAGTTTATTTGAGTCTTTTAATAATAAAGGTGTTAATAAATTTAATATGACTGCTGGACAAGCAAATATAATAGCTAAAAATGTTTTAGATAAGGTCTTACTTGATATATCTGATTTTAGAGATATTGGTGATAAAACTGAAGAAGATATACAGACATATATAGAAGAAACTATTATGGGTACTGGTACTAAGAGCATACAAAAATTATTAAATGATGCTATACGACCAACTGATATAGAAATAAATCTATTTAGTGCTGATGGTCAAGAAGTATTACCAATAAAAATTAATAAATATACTGATAGAGATTTATACGATAAATTCCAAAGTGGTGAAGTTACAGAGTTTAACCCACCAAAAGAATTATTTCAAAAGAAATCTATACCGTTCAAGTTTTACAGTAATTACTTTAATGAAAAAAATCCAAAAGATTTTGAAGGAACTGATTTACCAAATATTTATTTAAAAGATCCAGAAGTCAATAATAATTTAAATAATACAAATAATAGTAACGGTAATAATAATGGCACTAAAAACCTTAAAAATAAAGCAAGACAATATTCGTATAGTCCATTTAATGAAAATCCAGTTTTAATAGCTAGTTCAGAATTAAATAGTGGTTTATTTGCTGATGCTGGTGTAATAGATACACAACCTATTACATATACTGTTATAGAAGGAGATAATATATTTGATATAGCTAAAAAATTCAATGTTGATCCAAAAAGAATTATTGATTTAAATAATTTAGGTGATGGAAGTTTAATAAATATAAATGATAAATTAAAAATACCAATGAATCCAGTAAATTATTTATTTGATTTTAGAGATAAAGAACAAAAGCCATACCAAGATTATGGAGGATTTAGTCAAATAATAAGAAATGGTGAATCAGATAATAATTACAATGCTGTAAATATACAAAAGGGTGACGAATTTATCTCAGGTATAGTTGATGGTTTAGATCAAAAAACTATAGGAGAAGTTTTAACAGATCAATTAAATGGTGATTACAGAGCAGCAGGTGCATATCAATTTAAATATGATTCATTAAATGAGACATATGAAAGGGCTGGTTTGACAAAGGATAGTATATTTAATAGAAATAACCAAGATCGTATATTCTGGGCAAGAATGGTAAATAGTAATAGACCTAATATAAGAGCTTATTTAATAGGTGAATCAGACGATTTAAATGCAGCTTTATTAGATGTAGCTAGAGAGTTTGCAGCAGCACCAGATTCTACAGGTAAAGGATTATATGATGATGACGGTAGAAATCAAGCAAGGATTGACTTAGAATCATTAAAAGATTCAATTAAAGAAGCTAGAAAACAACTTATAGGTAAATAAATGACATCTTCTGATTTTCCTAACAAATACGAAACTACAGAAAGTTCACCAGAAACTAAAATCACAGATGCTTTTAGTAGTTTATCTGATGAAAATACATTATCTAATGAACAAGTATTTGCAGGTAATGAAGAGCCTGTTTTTGATCCAGCCAGTTCAGAAAAATTATTAACAGACTTAGATAAAGAAAATAATAAAATACCTTTTTCTATAGATGATGAAAATGTACCATTAGCAGATGATACAGAACAATCAGATTTTTATGATAATAAATTTAAAGAATATGAAACTAATTTTGAAAAACAATTTACAAATAAAGTTTATAAAAGTATAGGTGAAGTATTACCTAAAAACTTAAAGTCTAAATACAATACGCAATTAGAAGTAAGAAAACAAAAAGCTTTAAAAGCTTATAGAGATAAATTAGAGTTTAATGAAAAAAATGCAGATAATTTTGTAGGGCAAACAGTAAGAGGTTTTCTTGCTGCTTATCCAATGGCTATAAATGAGTTATATGATGGAGGTATAAACTTTTTTAGAGAGATAGCTGGTCAAGAATATAAAGAGTTTGAAGTTTTTGATATAGATGGTATTACAGAGAAACTGACTCTTGTAGATCCACAGCAAGGTAATAAAAATGTGTTTGATACTGTAAGTATTATGACCAGATTTATTGTAGGTTCTAATGCAGTAAAAGGTGTAGGTAATAAATTATCAGGTGGTGCTAATCCAGTAACAGGGTTAGGAAAATTTGATTATAGACCTGTAAACTATAGTTTAAAAGGTGCAAATGCACAGAATGTAAGAAACTTTTTTCATAATAGAGCTTTAGGTTTTACAGAAGATTTTATTGCTTCTGTTTTATTTTTAGATAGTGAAACAGATAATTTCTTTAAAGTTTTTGAACCATTAGTAGAAAGAGTTCCACAACTAGATACTGGGGTATATCAATTTTTTACTAATACAGACCCTAAGAAAGATGGTCTTATACTTTCTAAATTAAAATTTGGTTTAGCAGAAGCATTACCTTTTCAATTAGGTTATACAGGAATAAGAGGAATAAATAGATCAGGTAGAGTAGGTTTTAAAACTGCTTTTGGTGAAACAGTAGATTTAGGAAGGTTTTTAGTAGATGGTACTGTAGAAAAATTAAAAGCTATAAAGAAAGATCCATTATTAGTAGAAAGATTAACTCAGGAATTAATTAGTAAAAGAGGATTTAGGCCAGATATTAATTATAAATATATAGATGATATTCAATGGGATCAATTAAGTTTAGATCAAAAAGTAGAAGAGTTATATAAAAGAAATGATATTGTTGTTGAGAGTTTAGCTGATGAAGATAACGGTAAAATAAGCTATATAAATAAAGCTATTGCTGAGTTAGATACAAATGGAACTTTAACAGAAGATAATTTAAAACAGTTATTAGATATAAAAGGTGAAGAAAAAGCTACACCATTTATGACTAATTTAGATAGTGGTAAAGGTTTGTATAATAATCGTGGTAGAGAATATTTAAAAGAAAGATTAAAGTTTTTAAATTTTAAAAATAGAATCCCAGATACACCTAAAGATGGATATACATATATAGATAAAAAAAGTGGCAATGTTGTAAAGTTACCACCAATAAGGTTTCAAAGATTAAGTGATGGTGATGTTGATTTATTAAATGGTTTTGTAGATAACTTAGCTGGTGGCAGGTTAAATGATGTTGCATTTAGTCTTAATAGCAAAATAGGTGCTGCTGGTAGGTTTAATTTTGAAAATAAATTAGTAGAAATTAACAGTAAAATATTTGAAGAAGGTGATTTTAGTCGTACTTTTGTACATGAGATATGGCATACATTATCAAGATATTTACCAGATGCAGAAGTTAAAAAGTTAAGAAATGAGTTTGCAAAAAAAAGAAATAAATATTTAAAAAATTTTGATGCTAATGTTGCTGATTATATAAATACAAAAGATGTAGATACTTTATTAGTTGATGCTTTAGAGTCTTTTGAACAGACTTCGCCTTTTGCTGGAATAAGAAGAGCTAATGTTTTAAAAAATAAAATATTTAAGGAAATGAAAGCAGGTAATTTAAAAAGACCTAATGATACAAAGACATTTAAAAAGATAGCTAGACAATATTTAGAAGCAAATAAATTTACTAATGAAAATTATAGATATTTCAATATAGATGAATACTTTGCAGAAACAATGACAGATGAATTTTTTAATTTCGAAGGTCGTTTGCCTGATGCAGAAATAGGCACTTGGAAAAGATTAGGTCAAGAAGTACAAGAATACTTTAGAACCATAATGGCAAATGTTAGAGCTAAGTTTGGTGATACAAGAACAACAAAAATATTTAATGATTTTAATTCTAATAACGGAAAATTTAAGTATAAAAAAACAGATTTACCTATAGAGTACAGAAACTTTGATGATATGAACAAAGTAGATTATATAACATATAAAAGGAATGGAAACAGGAATAGACCTAATAGAAAAGGTATAGGAGCACCAAAAGGTGATGGTCGTGGTGGTGATGCTGGTGGTGGTGATGCAAATAGGCCAAAAGGTGATTTTGATATGGGAGATCAAGATAGCTTTATGAATTTACCTCATGTACGCAAACAGTTTGAAATGTACAGTATTTTAAAAGCCAGAGTAAAAGCATTAGAAGCTGATGGTTTACTAGGTAAAGCAAGAACACAGAGATCACTAATAGAAAATGCAATAGATTTGTTAGCTAATACACCTGAATTAAAAGCAAGAGCAGAAACAATGGCACAGATATTAGACATGAATCCGTTGCCAGAATTAAATTATGCTTTAGCAGAACAAATAACTCTTTTAGGTAGAAAAAATAATGACTTAGCTATTAGGTTAAAAACAGCAATAGCAAATGAAGATTTTAGTTTAGTAGATGCAAATATGGAAAAGTTTTTTGACAACATGAAAGAAATAGATGATTGGATAGAATTAGCAGTTCCAATAGGAAGTGAAACTGGTTCTGGTTTATATGCAATGTCTATACCAACAAAAGGTCTTACACCAGAAGAATGGTCTAAATTATCACCTACAGAAAAGTTTCAATTTAGAGCAAAGATGAAGGAAGAAGTAATATTTAATAACAAAAAATATAGTAAGAGATTTTCTGATTTTCAACAGATGGTACAAAATGCTCACGCAGAAGCTATGAAAACTGGTGACTATATGAAATTAGGTAATTTATTTGGTGTTCTAAATAGAGCAAAAGGTGATCCACAAAAACTGCAAAAACTGTTTGAACAAAACTTATTAACAGCAATAGTAAATGATAAGATCATATCTCCTATGAATGATTTATCTATAAATTTATTGCTACTGCATCCATCTACACAAATAGTTAATTTTACTACTAATGCTTTAGAAGCAGCATTTTTTAGTGCTGAAATTATGTCTGATCCATATATGATTTACAAATTATTTAGAGGTGATGACCAAATGTTCCAAGAAAATTTAAGAGCAATAATAGGTTATATAAGTGATTTTAATTTTGTTAATGATGTTGCAAAACAATCTTGGTTAATGGAAACAAACATAATAAATCCAAGAAATACAAAACTAGAAAATGTAAGTCAAAATGCTTTTTCTAGTCAAATATTAGATGGTCAGATACCATTTACAGGTAGAGAATATAACATTTTAGGAAATAAATTTAAAGTTAATGCAATGGAGATAAAAAATACAAGACTAGGTGAAGCCATAGCTAGTTTTTTAGATAACACAAAATTACAAGGAGGTATGAGATTAGGAGCAAATACTATGCAAGCAATGGATGGAATGTTTCAAGCTGGTGCTATAAATTCATCACAAATGTTTTTTGCTTATAGGGATGGAATAAAGCTAGGAAAATCTGGTGGTGAATTAAATGAATATGTTATGGGTAGGTTAAAGTCAGCACAAGAATTATTTATGAATAAGTCACAGCAAGTATTAAAACGTGGTGTTATAGATGATGACTTGGCAAAAGCTATGCAAAGTGGATTAGAGTTTGCAAAACGTCAAACCTTTACAGAACCATTATTTACAGAAGGTTTTATATTTGGTCAAGCTGCTTCAGCATTAAATAGATTTAGTTCAACATCACCATTAGCAAAAAGATTTATGTTCTTTTTAAGATCACCAGTAAATATAGCAAAAAGAAGTTTTGAGAGAACAGGTATTATTAATACACTTATGCCATCAATGTGGCAAAAATTAAATAGTGCAGATCCATTAGTAGCAAGACAAGCAAGAGGTAGGTTATTTTTAGGAAATCTTATGTTAGCACCAGCGTTTTTTGCAAAATTAAAAGAAGGAAATAAGAATGATCCTATTAATCCTCCTAATGTAATTTTTCAAGGTACAGAATCTAAGTATTTAGGTTTTAAAAATCCAAATGCAAAGTTTGAACGTGACGCTATAAATGCAAGAAGAAATTCACATGAATTAGATGAATCAGTAGGTTTCTTACAAAAAAATGATGATGGTACTCCAAAGATAGGTGATGACGGTAAACCAAAGTATGAATATTTTCAGATAGCAAAATTAGATCCAGCAACACAAACATTTATAAACCAACTAAATTTATTTGATTTGGTTGATAAAATGCCAGAACAAACTTTTCAAGAATTTGTGTCTTTAGCTTCTTATTACACAGTAAAAAGTTTTCTAAATAGTGCAAATATGTTTGGTGTGGAAGATTTATTTAAGTTTGTTAATGATCCTACTGATGCTGGTAATGGATTTTTTAGAAATATATTGACATCAGCAGCACCAAGAGTTTTAAAAGATATAAAAACTGATATTGGTTTTGGTCTCAATAAAACTGGAATAATGTCTGATAGTGAGTTTGAAGGAATGAAAAGTAAAAAGATGTTAAGTAGTAGATTTGACGAAGATCAATGGTGGAAAAACTTTAGGATAGAACTTAATAAATATATACCTTTTGCTGGTGAAGGTTTTGATGAAGAAGGTTACGAAAAATTTCCATATGAAAGAGAAATTATTACAAATGAAAGAGTAAAGAAAACATATAACAGAAAAGGATTAAATTTACTTAATTTTATAGTTTCATCAGAAAGTAGAAATCATCCAATATTTAGTAATTTTCGTACTTTAAATTATGCCCCAGAAAAACCAAGTGTTAATAGTAAGGTATCATTTAAATATAACGATCAAAATACAGGTTCAATAGAAACAGCAGAAGTAGGTTTAGAAACACCAAAATACAATGAAATGATAGGTTTTATAAACACATCAACATTTCCTAAAGGCACAAGAGGTCATAAGATATACGGTGATAAGACGCTAGAAGAAGCTTTAACAGCTTATTTTGACTTACCATATATAAAAGCACATATGGAAGAGATAGAAGATTATAAGAGTAGAAATAAGGTGGTACGTTATGAAGGGTTATATAAAGAATTAAGAGATAAAGTATTAAATGGAGATCCAGATGTAGGTTCAACAATAGGTATTAGAGATATATATGCAGATTATGTAAGATTAGGAAAAGAAAAATTCTTTTATGTACATAGATCAGAGAATAGTGACTTTATACAAAATGCAATAATGGAAAAACAAAAAAGAGAATTATTATATAGAGGTACAATAAAGAATAATCAGACTTTTCAAAAAGCCTACGATCCTAATTATTAATTATGGCTACTAACACCGTTCCAACAAAGCAAACTCATACAGCAGCAAATAATAGTAGTGGTAATACTTCTGGCACGTATGCTATATCTTTTGATTACTTAGATCAAACTGATGTAGAAGTTAGAGTTGATAATGTTTTAAAAACACAAACCACACACTATACATTTCCTAGTAAAACTTCTATTCAGTTTACTTCTGGTAATTTCCCAGCAGTAGGAACTGTTATAGAAATAAAAAGAAATACTGATATAACAACACCTAAAGTAGATTTTGAAGATGGTTCTGTTCTTACAGAAACTGATTTAGATAACAACACTAAACACCTGTTGTTTGGTATGCAAGAAACCAAAGAAGATGTAGAAGGTTTTATCTTTACTTTTGTTGGTGCTGATGCTCCTACAGGTACAACTATTGTCAATGGTTCAAGATGGTATGACACAGTATCAGGTCGTACTTTTGTTTATTATCAAGATGTTGATTCAGCACAATGGGTAGAAGCAAGCCCTCCTTTTGATGCAACATTATCTAATGCTGAAGTTAGAACTGCTATTGAAGCAGCATCTGACAGTAATGTCTTTACAGATGCTGATCATACTAAATTAAATGGTATTGAAGCTGGGGCTACTGGCGATCAAACAAACGCAGAAATAAGGGCAGCAGTAGAAGCAGCTACCGATAGTAACGTGTTTACTGATGCTGACCATACTAAATTAAATGGAATA